TACGATATGGTCAAGGTATTGACAAGCACACGGAACTGATTAATCTAGCATCAGACTTGGGCGTAATTCAAAAGGGTGGTGCTTGGTATACAATACCTAGTTTAGAAGATAAGCCTAAATTTCAAGGTGTTGAAAAAGTTAGAGCGTTTTTAGTAGAAAATAATGAAGCATATAAAAAGATAAGTGAATCAGTCAAAGAGCTACTAGGATTAAAATGACAATTGTGGATTTAGACAATAATGTTGTTAACTGGCAATTAACAGGACATATTGCAAAGGGAAGACTGCAGAATAAATCCTCTCTTCATCTACAGGCTAGAAAACTGATTACTATATCATTTCCAACATTACAAATACTAGAAGAAGTTCCTATACCATTACGACGATCTGAGACTTTGTATTTGGATTTTTATTTGCCACTAATTAAAACATGTATAGAAGTTCATGGAGAACAACATTTTAAATTTGTTCCATTTTATCACAGTACAGTATTAAACTTTTTAAAAGCAAAAAAACGAGATCAACAAAAACTTGAATGGTGTGAAAAAAACGGAATCAATCATATAATACTATCATACAATGAATCAGAATCACAATGGAAAGATAAATTAAAACATGAATAAGCCAGCAAAAGAAGAACTACAATATTGGGATAAAATATTAGATGATTATGAAAAAACTCTGTCACTTCCAGACTATGCCGCTGGTTGTGCTGTGACAGAATCTGAAATGAATTCTTATCTAAATATGACTAGAGATGAAATAGAAAAACTAGGCCCAGAAGACTGTGCTCAAATTTCGTATAGGTTATCTCAATTTGGATTTTATCTACAAAGAAGTTTAAATAGAGAGATTGCTAGGCATAATTGGTCAGAAGAGTCTATTAAAGAAGCAATAGCAGACGAAATCAATAACTATAAAGGTTATGGATATATTGAAAAATCATTACAAGCCATCAAGCACAATGACAAAGCATCTGCATTAAATAATATTAAAAAATATGCTAAACAACGAATGGATAGACTGTCTTATCTAGCTAATACCATAAAAAATTTAAGTGATATATTACTATCAATTCAAAAGACAAAGGTGAAACATGCCTCTTGATAATGATGATATTAAGCAGTTGATTGCTATTTTACAAAAGGGCTTGACGGATAACTCTGTGTCGGATACACTTGAGGAAGAGCCTGTTCAAAAACCTAAAAAGGCCGCTAAAAAAGCTGTCAAAAAAGAGCAGACAAAATCAACTAATAAATTCGATCAGATGTTAGAAAAAAGTATGCACAGAGAGGATATAGAGATTGATCGCAAATTAGCACAGCACCCACCGTCTATACGAGCAAGAGAGTTTTCTCCTGTAGAAGCTACTTGCAGAGTATGTGGTAAAGTAGAACAAGTTAATCCGGCCTTAATATATGATGCCCCCAATAGATATAAATGTAACAAGTGCGCAAGGACTCCTGGATAATTTATGATTTTATGCGACCCGTCTGCTGAAAGAGCAGTATTAAGCTGTATTCTCCAACATGGAGATAAGGCTTATCTTGAGATTAATGATATTCTTAATCAAGAATGTTTTACTGTAGATAGTAATCAACTAATATATAGTTGTATCAAACATATATTTTCTAAAGATACAGTGTCATCGCTGGATATAGCGTCAATATATTCAGCAGCACAGGATCTGGGCGTTAGTCATATTCTTAATAAAAAAGAAGAAGTACAACATCTAAAAGCAATTAAAGATTTTCCAGCCAATATAGATAACATCAAGCAGTTCGCTGCCAAAATAAAAAAGCTAGAGATCGCCCGTTCTTTACATAAAGAATTAGAAAGGGCTCAAGATAGATTATTAGATGTCACTGGTTCAGAACCAATCTCTTCTATTCTGTCTATAGCGGAAGACTCTCTATTTGAGTTCGGATCAAATCTATCAAATGACAATGAGCCATATCATATTGGCGATGGTCTAGATGAATATATAGAATATCTATCCACCAATCCAGTAGATCAAGTTGGTATATCTAGCGGATTCCCCATATATGATCAGTCAATTGGTGGAGGATTCCGCAAAGGAACAGTAAATATTATTGCTGCTAGACCAAAAGCTGGTAAGTCTATGTGGGCAGATAATGTAGGATTTTATGTTGCTAATAAATTAGGTATTCCAGTATTAAATATGGATACCGAAATGAGCAATAAAGATCATATTCATCGAGTTATGGCTATGATGACAGAAGTTGAAATTAATGCTATAGAAACCGGCAAGTTCAATAAATCCCCTGTACAATTAGAAAAGATAAAGAAAGCATCTGAAGATCTAAAAAATACTAAACTTTATTATAAGTCTATTGCTGGGAAACCATTTGATGAACAACTTAGTATTATGCGTAGGTGGATTTGTAAAGAAGTGGGTTTGAATTCGGATGGCACAGCAAAGGATTGTTTGATCATTTATGACTATTTAAAATTGATGGACACTAGCGGTATGTCTCAAGATTTAAAGGAATACCAACTCCTTGGATTCATGATGACAGCACTGCATAACTTTGCTGTTAAATATCAGGTTCCTATTCTTGGATTTATCCAATTAAATAGAGATGGTATTACCAAGGAAAGTACAGATACCGCATCTGGGTCTGATAGAATTATATGGCTATGTAGCAATTTCAGTATATTCAAAAGAAAAAGCGATGAAGAAATTGCTGAAGATGGTGGAAAATCTGGTAATAGAAAATTAGTACCATTAATTAGTAGACACGGAGGTTGTCTTGATGATAATGATTATATCAACTTTAACTTAACGGGTTGGTGTGCAAAAATATCAGAAGGACAAACCAAACTAGAAATTTCTCATAATACCTCATCTAAAAAAGATGGATTTGTAGTCGATGAAAACAATGATCAAGAAGAAATACCATTCGTATAATCAACAAAAATTAAAGATTTTATCTGATAAACTATGCGATGATATAGATTCACTATTATCGTATTTTGATATCGAATATAAAACTTTATCCAAAATGATCACTATGAGTTGTCCAATTCATGGTGGTGATAATTCCTCTGCATTAAATTTGTATCCTGATGGAGATACATATAGAGGCAACTGGAAGTGCAGAACTCATCAGTGTGAAGAAGTCTTTAAGTCTTCTATAATAGGATTTATTAGAGGCGTTCTTTCTCATCAAGAACACGGATGGAAGTGTAACGGAGATCAGACTTGTACTTTTGATGAGGCTATAAAATTTGCAGAAAAATTTATTAAACAAAATTTAGATGATATCAAGATAGATAAAAAACATGTTGAGAAGACTAATTTTGTAAATACGGTCAACTATATTAGCACAGCACAAAATGCTAATTCGTCCAATAAATTGACCAGAAAACAAATTCAGAAGGCTCTAGATATCCCTTCCTCCTACTTTTTAAATAGGGGGTATAGCGAGCACATACTTAAAAAATATGACGTTGGTGACTGCGTGGCAAGCGGTAAAGAGATGTCCGACAGGGCGGTTGTTCCTGTTTATGACATGGATTATAAATATATGATTGGTTGCACAGGAAGAAGCATTCATGAAAAGTGTGCAATTTGTAAATCTTTTCATAATATTGATGATAAATGTCCAAACGATAATGAATTATGGCTAATGTCAAAGTGGAGACACAGCAAGGATTTTAAGACCCAGGAATCCTTATATAATTTTTGGTTTGCTAAAGAATATATTGTTAAACAACAATTTGCTATTTTAGTAGAAAGTCCTGGTAACGTATGGAGATTAGAAGAATCTGGAATACATAATTCTGTTGCCGTCTTTGGATCTTCCCTGTCAGATCGTCAGAAGATACTATTAGATATCTCAGGTGCGTTGTCTTTGGTTCTAATCATGGATAACGATGAGGCTGGACGCAAGGCTTGTGAAATGATAAAGAAAAAATGTCACAAGATATATAATATATTCACAATCAACATTTCAGGAAGTGATATAGGATCCATGACAGTAGATCAGATTAAAAGCGAAATCTTACCCCAAATAGAAGCATTAAATTTATGACAACAATTATAGCATTTGCTGGACGCAAGCAGTCAGGAAAAACAACATGCGCTCAATTTGTTAACAATATCCTCAGCACTTTAGGTTCTGTACAAATATATAATTTTGCAGATCCTCTTAAACAAGATATATGCATGAATATGCTTGGATTAACATATGATCAATGCTATGGGGATGATAATAAGAAAAATGAATTTACTGATATTGATTGGAAAGACGTTCCAGGATATAGTGAAAATTGGAGTGAATATGGCGGTCTGATGACTGCTAGACAAGTTATGCAAGTTGTGGGGACTGATATATTTCGTAAAATGAAAAATGATATATGGGCGTCTGCAACTGTTAAGAAGATTGCTCAGGATAATTTGGATTTTGCTATAATAGCAGATTGTAGATTTCCAAATGAAGTAGATGTTGTTAAGAATGCTAACGGATGGGTGATTAAATTGACAAGAGACCCTCATCATTCCGATCATGCCAGTGAATCAGCATTAGACCCTATAAATTATGATGAAGATAATTTTGATTGTGTTATAGACAATGCAAATATGACCATCTCAGAACAAAATAATAAAATTCTTGAATTTCTCCAACAAAAAGGAATGATCCTATTATAATTACATATTTTCGTAGCTCATCATACAATACTCATGGCATGTGTGAGCAACAATATTTTCTCGAATATGTTCTTGGATGGAGAGGCCCGTCAGGACAAAAAGCAGACAAAGGAACTATTGTACATAAGGTATTAGAAATATTGGCCATTATTAAAAAAGCTCAACAAGACAATATTCAAATTGTTGATGACGATGTTGCTGGTAAGGTAGATACTTCAAACTATAACTTAAACACATTAATAGAAAAGTCATACAAGCATTATTCCGATGCCTCGCCCCATCATAAATGGACTCCCAAAGATTACAAAGATTGTCATGCTTGGGTTTACAAGGCTATAGAATTTAATAGTGGGATGTTTGATCCCAGGAATAGAAATATATTAAGACCAGAACAGCATTTTGATTTTACCATCAATAAAAAGTGGGCTGAATATTCATTTAAAACAGATGATGGTTTACTTACTGGAAATCTAGCACTTAAAGGAACAATAGACTTAGTAACATTGGCCAATGAAAAAACTATTGAAATAGTAGACTGGAAAACTGGCAGACGGTTAGATTGGGCAACTGGTCAAGAAAAAACACAAGAAAAACTCGAAAAAGATCCACAATTAAGAATATATCATTATGCAATAAGTCATCTATATCCGAACATAGATCATATTATATTTTCCATATATTTTATTAATGATGGTGGCCCATTCTCAATATGCTTTGATAAA